AGGAGATCACCTAAAACAAGATGTTCTTGTTTAACACCGTTGGTTACTATTAAACTATCTAGTAATTTATCAATAACAACACCTTTTTTAATGAGATTTTCAGACATCAATATGTCTTCTTCTCGTGTTGTCATATATTTTAATTCAACTTTACCATCAGCCAAAGGTGAATCTTTTGGATATACCTTTCCTTGTGATGGAAGGTCTATAACTTCCGTAGGAAATTTGTGTTCTGACATTATAACTCCTTAATACTAATAACTATTAGAATTCAAGTATAGCGTAATCGTACCTCAATGTAAGTGTGATTTCAACAGGCTCAGATGCACTAAAGTCTAAATCACCAAATGTAGCGTCTTGAATATAAGTTCCATATAGTGTCCATTTTTCAACAATGTCACCAACAGGTCCTAATACTTGAAAATTAACATTTTTCTTATAAAAATCTTGATATCCATCACGACCAGTAGCGGACTCATGATGTAATCTAACCCATTCCATAACAGCTGAAGCAGCAGAAGGAACAATCGGGTCATACAAAGTAATTTGCATTGATTGCCACTTACCTTTACCTTTAACATATTTAGTAACATTCATATGTTCCAAAACAACTTCCTCAAAAGTAAGTTGTGGTCTTTGTGCTGTCTTTATAGTAAAAGCAGGTATACCAGCAATCTCCATGATAAACCGATTTTTTAATTTCGGTTCATATGGTGTGTAAAATATTTTATTCGATTCTAAAAGTTCGGCCATTATTTATCTCCTATAGTAATAAATATCTACTTTCCTAAAAATTATTCAGGAAAAGCAGCTCCGGTTGGTTGTACTACAAAGTCTAACACGATAAACTCAGCAGTTCTTGCTGGTTGAATGAATATCTGACCAACCAATTGGTTTCTATCAATTGTCTCTGGTGTGTTATTCGAGTCATCCATTACTACTCTGAAAGCGTTTAATCCTTGATTTGCCTGAACTTGTTCCATATATGGATTCACAACATTCAAGAATTGGTTTCTTAAGTCACTTGTGTTTTGTTCAAAAACTAAAGTTCTTGAAGAACTAGCAACAAATTTCTTCAGATTAATCAAAAGTCGTCTTACATTTACTCGGTCAAGAGCAGAAGCTTTCTTCTGTGTTGTTTTCTGTCCAAAGACAGTAACACCTTGTCCTGGAAATGTAGCAATCGGATTCATATTTGAGTCATACAATTCATCTCTTTGACTTTGACTTAATTTCCTATAAGCCTGAACGGCACTATCAATTCCACCTCTGTTCAAACCAGCAGGAGCAAACCACGGTTGTCCAATCGTATCATTAAAATGATAAACACCAGCCATTACAACTGATGGTGGCACCCATCTAAATGAACCAGCGGTAGCATCTTGTATTTGTATCCAAGGATAATAAGTAGCAGCATAACTTGAATTACGAGCTTCAGTATATATTTTTACATCAGACACAGTAGTAGTTCGTGAACTATTATCATAAACTAAGAAACAATCACCTCTATCCTCACAGACTTCGATTGCCTGTCCTATGACAGCATTATGTTCAGAATCTAATGCTTGGTCTATAACACCAGGTAAAAATAATAGATTGAAATCATATTCATCTTTATTAGATAAGATACTCAAAGCAGTTCCATATCCACCAGCAGCTGCCAATGAAGTACCACTTGGTCTTACAGCACTATCCGACATATCAATACCCTGTGAACTATCAGCTGCTATATTTTCATAAAAAGCAAATGGATGTTTTTGATTTTGACTACCATTTGCACCGGCAGTTTGACTTGCATACCCAGTCCAAGTTTTACCTGCAGTTGATGCATCAGTTCCAGTACCAAAAGCACCACCAAAACTTCCACTTCCCACACCTGGAATAAATGAAGATGAGACTGCATAAGCAGTTGCTACATCACCATTTTCATCTAAATAATTTGGTGTTTTTCTTGTATCTGGAAGACTACTTACTCTGACATATCGTGACCTATTTGGATTATCACCAACCGGTTTTATATATGCCACACTATCTTCTGCAGCTAATTCATGACTTTGATCACCTATTCTCTTTAAGATATAATTAGGAGATTCTGGATCAAAATTTAAATTTTCATGAGTTTCAATAACTTTTTTACTCTTAGTTGTATCATTACCCTGTCTAATTAAAAGAGTAAATGTACCTTTATTCAAATTTCTTTGTGATATTTCCCAACGAAAATTAGTTGTTGTTCCACCATAACTACCAGATGATAATAAGGTGTTAGTTGTAGCATTTGCTCTTGGTGGTAATAAATTATCAGTTCCAAAGGATGAACCTGTTCCTACAAAGTTATTAAATTCTGGACCATTTCCTAATGCTTCAAGAGTGAAAAATTCATCTGTACTTGAACCACTTGTTACAACTGCAGTAGCTTTTGTTGCATCTCCTTGAGGACTATCAACTCTAACAACTGTGAGTGGACCTCCTTGTCTTAAATACTCCTTTGCAGTATGTGAAGTTAGAAATTGATATTTATCACTTCCACTTTCAATTAACTCTCCGAAAGTATTTACATACTCACTATATGAATTTACAACTGTAGGTACTAGGACAGGACCTTTTACTGTAGGACCAACGATGGCCGCTCCTATGGGACCAGCTGTTGCTGGTAAAAATGATTGGTCTATTTCGTTTGTAAATACACCTGGACTAAGAATTTTTTCAGCCATTTGCTGTCTCCAAAATTTAGGTAAGATTTGTTACAATTATTCATATATAAATATTACCTAATTTCGGAAAGACAGAGAAAGTTATTTTATTTTTCTTCTTCGTTAGGTTGTACTTCTACAGATGGAGTAAATACTCCTGTTTGTGGATCTAAAGAACCAGGTCCATACTTTTCAGTAATCGACTGAAGAGTTTCTTGTTCTTCTTTTTTAAGAGTTTCTAACTCTTCGTGAAGTTTAAACTCTTCTTCTTCAACTGCTTCAGATTGTTTTTCTAAATTAATCTTAGCAATAGCTAACTGACCAAATCTATTGGTAATTTCATTAGATTTAGTAGAAAGCTCTTGAAGTGATTGTAGTTCTTCTTCTGTGAATTTGACTTCTGCCATTTTGAAACCTCTAATTTAGTTTGTTATACAAATTTATATACATATATAATTATAAAATTTTTTCGGAAAACGATACTTTTTTTGGTTTATAAGCTCTACCCATTTCAGCAGTTTTACCAAATACATTATCAGTAAATTCAGGTATCATATATCCTTTAATTTCAATAGTTAATTCATTTCGTATCATTCTCTCACCTTGTGATTCCATTTCTACCTCATTTGATATCTCACCGGCAAGAGACGATAAAAAACGATAAGATGTTTGGTCACCAAAATAAGTTTCTAAATGTTCTACCCAAAGATTATTTAAATCATTCATTTGTTCTATGAAAGAAGTCATCATAACAATTTGGTATGTACAAACTACAAAATCTGGCATACCAGTTTTTATATATTCTTGTACTGGTTTTTGTCCTGTTAAAACAGAAAATCTATCATACCTATTATTTTTACTCCAACCACTATTAGAACGAACAACAGATATATGTTTTCCTTGAACATCATTATCAAATGAAAATGGTAATTGATCATTCATCGACAATGATGTTCTTTTTATTACCATCATCGGTAAAATTATTGTACCATTCTTATCTCTTAATGTTCCTCTATCTTTTATAGACTTCCACCTTTCTTCGTTACCATAAAGAACAGGTACAGAAATTATTTCATTTTGTTCCTTTACCTTTGGTTTCATTATATTTCTTATGTGTTTAATAACAGCAGTATCAATCTCCTTTACACCAATAGAAAATCCCTTACCAGCATTTTGACCACCAGGTTTTTTAATGACAACTTTGGCATTTCCCTTTTCACTTCTGATACTTGTTTGGGACTCACGATTTACAGTTGATTCATAAGTTGCATTTTTATTTGTTACTGGTTTAATTGCCACGGCGTAGTTTCCTTAGTTTATCTAACTTACTCTCTGATGTATTAGCGTACTCTTCAGACTTTAATCCTTTTGTAGAAGCTTTATCTATAGATATCTGTTTCTCAATAGGAACATCAACTGCACCTAAAGTAATATTTTCTTTTTCTCCTTGAACTTTACCACTTTTAAGTAAATCAATTATCTCGTCAAATCTATCTTCCCTCTGTTCACCATAAATATTATAAGTCGTAGATTTTTCACTATCATCACTTTCAACAGTCTGAACTAAAGTTGACCTCTTTTGTTTCATTACAATAGTTTTATCTAATAATTGAACAGCCATTATTATCTTCCCTCATCTGACATATCATTCCAAGTTGGTGTTCCGTTAGATATATCTCTTATAGCATCCTGTACAGTTATATCATCACCTTCTCCGACTGCAGCATTAGTTAATGTTCCGTGATAACCATATGGACCTAAATCTTCTACACGAGTTCCACTACCTTCATTAAATCTCCAATATGCTACAAGACCATCTCCACCTGAATTTTTATGGTTATAA